GCCCAGCAGCAGGCGCAGCAGATGAAGGAGATGGCGCCGGCCGCCGCGCAGGGCGCGCAGGCCGCCCAGCTTCTCAGCCAGACGCAGGTTGGACCCGAGGGCGTGTCGATGCTCGACCAGATGATGGGAGTCTAACACCATGATGGGGCAGGGATTTGCCGAGGAAAGCGGGAAGGGCTTGGTGCGGATGGCGGTCGTCGGCGGCGTAATTATCCTGCTTGTCGGCGTGGCAATAGGCTGGCTGCTCGGCTGATGGCGACGCAATTCCGACTGCCTTTGCCCGAGACCACCAATCGCATCCGCCATCGCGACGTGATGAAAGCGTGCCGTAAAGGCCATCCGTTTTCGGAGGAAAACACGTACATCCGGCGTGATCGGCCGACGCCGATGCGCGTTTGCCGGGCATGCAAGCTGATCGCCGAGAATGCCCGCTACCGGCGCAAGACTCATGGCTGAACCGAAGCTCACGCGCGCCACTGTCGAGCAGGATGACTTGCGGCATTTGATGGATCAGCCGCAGTTTTTGAGATTTTTGTCGACAGTCCTGCAAGATGCCGCTATTTTCATATCCGCTCACGGGACCGAGACGCGAACCCTCCATGCAGTGGAGGGGCGCAGGAGCCTGGGGTTAGACATTCTCCGCAAAGTCGAGGCCCTGCGCCCCGACGCCCTTGAGGCAATCCTGAAAGCGGAGAGGTTAACCCAGATGGAGGCTCCCAATGGCAGACGAAACCGTACAGACCGAACAGCAGAACTCGACGACCCCGACGACGGCAAGCCCATCGCCGAGCGACGCGAGCCCCGCGACCCCCGAATCCTCGACTACTCCATCAAACCCTGATGGAACCGAAAAGCCCTCGACCATTCTGGCTGGCGCTTCAGGCGACGGCGACGCTGGCGGTGACGCTGCTGGCGCTGACGGCAATGGCGGTGATACTGGGGGGACTGGCGACGGGGATAAGGCACCTGAGCCGAATGCTCTGATCGGTGCGCCCGAGGGCGATTACGAGATCACCGGCCTGCCGGAAGGCGTCACCATCGACAAGCCGGTGCTCGACGCGCTGGTGCCGATCGCCAAGGAGATCGGCATCTCCAACGAGGGCATGTCGCGCCTGGCCGCCACCTACAACGAGACGATCCTGCCACATGTCGCGCAGCAGATCGTCACGGGAATCCAGAACGACATCGCCGCCACCCGCTCGGAATGGGCCGACCAGCTTCGCGCGTCGGTCGAGGGCGAGACCGCCGATCCTGTGTTCGCCGGCGCCAAGCTGGCCGACGTGACCCGCATTTCCGCCAAGGCCATCGACCGCTTCGGCGGCGAGGAGTTCAGGGGCTATCTCGACGAGACCGGCCTTGGCAATCACCCCGCGATGCTCAAGCTGCTCTATCAGGTCGGCACGAAGATCGCGGAGGACACTGGTTTCGAGCGAGGGGGGACGACGCCCCAGCCGAAAACTGACGTGGAAATCTTCTACGGCAGCAAGACTTAATTTAGGGAGTTCAATTCATGGCATTGCAAGCATCTGGAGTGCCCACGCTCCTCGACGCACTCTCGGAGCTGGGGCCGGACAGCAAGCCCTACAAGATCGGCGAGGTGCTGACCCGCACCGAGGAGATCCTTGAGGATGTCGTCTGGGTTCAGGGCAACACCGTCACCGGGCATCGCGACGCGGTTCGCACGTCGCTGCCGTCGCCCAGCTTCCGCTCGATCAACGAGGGCGTTCCGCGCACCAAGGCCGGCTCGACCACGATCGAGGAAACCTGCGCGATGCTGGAGGACTTCAGCCAGGTCGACCGCGAGCTTGCTCTGCTCAACGGCGACGTGAACGGCTATCGTCTGCGTCAGGCCAATCCGCACATGCAGGGCATGGCGAACAAGATGGCGCAGTCGCTGTTCTACGCCAACACCGCCACGAACCCGAAAGAGTTCACCGGCCTCGCCCCGCGCTTCAATACCGTCAACCCGGCCCTCTCCTCGGCGGCCGGCCAGGTGATCGACGCCGGCGGCACCGGCTCCAACCTGCGGTCCATCTGGCTCGTCGGCTGGTCGGAGGAGACCGTGTTCGGCCTCTATCCGAAGAACACGCCCGGCGGCCTGATGCACGAGGACATGACCGGCAGCGAGAACGGCAAGACCCTCTATGACGCGAGCGGCAATCCGTTCGTCGGCTTCGAGGACCATTGGGTGTGGCGCTGCGGCCTGATGGTCAAGGATTGGCGCTATGTCGTTCGCATCGCGAACATCGACCCGACCGCGCTGGTCGTGACTGCGGCGACCGGCCCGAACCTCCAGGATCTGATGATCCAGGCGGCCGAGCTGATCGAGAGCACCAACAACGTCCGTGCCGCATGGTACGTGCCGCGCTCGATCCGCGCCTTCTTCCGGCGCCAGATCCAGTACAAGCAGAACGCCAACCTGTCCTGGGGCGATCCGTCGTCGATCAGCGGCAAGAAGGTGCTCACCTTCGACGAGATGCCGGTGCGCCGCGTCGACTCGCTCAACACCGCAGAGGCGCGGGTCGTCTAAGCCACGGCCTCGAAACAAGAAGGAATCAAAAGCATGGCTTACACCGACGCCCAGAACCGCCCCTCCAACGCGCAAGCGGTGGCCGGCACGGGCACTCTCGTCTCGACCGACACGATTGATCTGCTCACCGCGAACCGGAACCCCGGCCGCGCCGGGCAGATGCGGGTCGTCTGCAACGTCACCACCGTCCTTGCCGGCGGCACGTCCATTCAGGCGCAGCTTATCACCAGCGCCAGTGCGGACCTGTCGACCCCGACGGTCGTGGCCTCCGGCCCGACGGTGGCGCTCGCTTCGGCGGTCGCCGGCGCCGAGCTGCTCGACGTGCCGATGCCCGACACCGGGCAGCGCTACCTCGGCGTGCAGTACGTCCGGGTCGGCACGTTCACGACCGGCAACGTGTCCACGCACGTCGTCGCCGCGACCGATCGGCCGTCGACCGAAATCGCAATGAACACCGGCCTCTAAGGCTCGGCAAGGAAAGGTAAACGAAATGGGTACGTTTCTCGTAACCAATCCGCAGGGCTTCTTCGATGCGAACGGCGCCCTGCATCCCGTCGGGTCGATCGTGACCGGCGACTACGAGGTGAAGGATTCGGATCGGCATCTGGAGAAGTACGATGGGGCCACTGTTCTTCCCGTCGTGCAGGTTGCTCCGGTTGCTCCGACCGGTCCGAACCCGACCGCGCCGCAGCAGATCGCGCCCGATGCTCGCCAGACGATCGCCGGCTACGAGCAGCCCGGCGCCAAGCTGGTCGGCGAAGTCACCGCCCCCGAGGAGGAGCGCATCGCCAATGCGCTGCTCGACGATGACGACGCCGTGGGCGTGCAGGGCGAGATCGTCCAGGCGCTTGCCGATGCCGGCAAGAACCAGGCCGAGGCCGCCAAGCGCGAGCGCGACGGCAACGATGACGACGCGCTGGTGGCCGGAACTGTCGCCGCCATCACGGCGACCCTCGGCGACAAGACCGAGGACGAGCTTCGTCTGATGGCTGCTGCCGAGAATGACCGTGAGCAGCCGCGCAGCGGCGTGCTCAAGGCCATCGACAAGGAGCTTCAGGCGCGCTAAGGGTCAACCTGCTAGCGTCGCGAAAGCGCCCAAAGTGAAAGGCCGGACTGCCATTGGCAGCCCGGCCTTTTTCTTGTAACCCCCTCCCATGACCCGCCGCTATGCCGAGGATCTCAAGGACTGGCGCGTTCGCGAGGAGGAGACCCGACCGCAGGCGCCGGGGATCAACCACATCGAGCAGGCGGCGCTCGACCTGAAGCTCGACGACACGCAGGCTGGAGCCTTCGGCCTCGCGCTGCTGGCCGCCGCGAACCTCGCCGCCGCCAAGGCGTCACTGGCCTATACCATTGCCGATATCTCAGGGTTGACGGCGGCGCTCAACGCCAAGCTCGACGATTCACAGGCCGACAGCTTCGGCTTGCAGATGCTGGCGACATCCTCCTTGACGGCGGGCAAGGCGCTGCTCGCACTGGCGAAGGTCGATGTCGGGCTCGGCAATGCCGACAACACGAGCGACGTGAACAAGCCGGTCTCGACGCTTCAGGCGGCGGCGCTGGCGCTGAAGCAGGATCTGCATGCGGATCTGACAGCGGTTGCAGGAAGCGGGCTCGCCGGCGCATGGACCGTCATGTCGCCGGCGCCGACGGTCACGGCAAGCGGTGGCACCTTCACCTCGGCCAACGCGACGTGCCGCTATCTCAAGATCGGCAAGACCTGCTGGTTTCGGGCGCGGGTCAACATCGTGACCAACGGCACGGCGGCGATCGCAATCCGCTGCACCATGCCCTTCGCCGCAGCGACGACCACAGCCGGCGACTACCAGCCGTTCGCCGCTGATGACATTACGACAGGCTATGCACTGCGCGCGATCCTCAACAATGGATCGTCGAACGCGCTCATCACCAAGTACGACGGCACTTACCCCGGAGTGGACGGCTATCAGCTCGTATTTGCAGGCGCTTACGAAACCGCATAGGTTTACCCCGGCGGCCAAAGATGATAGCCCACCGGAAAGGATGGCGGCATGAGCTTCAAGCAGACCTATTCCGACGTTTACATCTGCAACCTGGCGCTCTCCCGTCTCAAGCAGGAGCCGATCAACTCGATCAACCCGCCCGGCCCGAACGGCAAGGCGGCGCGCGAGATGGCGCGCTGGTACGAGCCGACGGTTGCCCGGTTGCTGGAGACGCACCATTGGGGGCTGGCCGCCAAGCGCACGACTTTGACCGCGACCACCAACGACCGGGACGGCGACGGCTGGCTCTATGCCTGGCAGAAGCCTACCGACATGGCATTCCCGGTGCGCTTCGCCGGACTCGGCTCGACCAGCGCGCTCAACTATTATCGCGGGCTGGGCGGGATCATCGCCATGCTCTCGGGCGAGGCGATCTTCCTCGTGGCGGGCGATCGGATCTACACCAAGCACACCGGCGACGAGATCGACTATACCTCCTTCGACATCACCGAGGCGGCGTTCACCGCCACCTTCGTCGACATCCTCGTGAAGCAGCTTGCCGCCAACACGGCGTTCGCGATCACCGGCAACAAGAAGCTGGCCGACGACATGAACTCCGAGGCGATCAACGCCATCAACTTCGCGATCACGCAGAACCTCAACGCAGGCCAGCCGCGTTACGGCGACCAGCTCATCAGCGAGACGGACAGGGCGCGCGGCGCCGGCTTCGGCCAGCACTCGTGGGATTGGAATTACGGGGTCTATCCAGCGTGACCCGTCAGGTTCTCACCAATTTCTCCAAGGGCGAATTGGGCCCGGAGCTTTACGGCCGGATCGACACGCCGCAATATCGCGCCGCCGCGAAGCGGATCTCCAACTTCATCATCCAGAAATATGGCGGCCTCGCCTTCCGCCCCGGCACCCGATACGTCGGTCCGGCCGACGGCACGGTGGAGGAGGCCCAGCGCTACGTGCCCTTCGAGTTCGGGCTGGAGCAATCCTATGTGCTCCCGCTCTGGGGCTCCAGCATGCGGGCGCTCGCGCTCGGCGGCATGGTGCTGGAGGAGGACGATCTGGAGATCCAGTCGGTCGCCACCGGTGCCACGACCACGCTGGAGATTCCCTATCATCAGTACGCGATCGGCGATCGCATCTACCTCGACGGCAACAGCGGCATGACGCAGCTCAACGGGCGCTTCGCCGACGTGACTGCCGTGCCCGACGGCAACCACGTCACGATCAACATCAACAGCACCGGGTTCGACGCGCTGACAGCATCGACCGGGATCACGCGCGTCGCCCCGCCACCGCCGCCTCCCCCGGCGCCACCTCCACCACCGCCACCGCCGGCGCCCGAGCCACCGCCCTATGTCGGCGGCGGCGGCGGCACCTATGCCGAGCGCGAGCGGCCCTATCATTTGCAGGTGTACTGATGGGCGCTCGCCGAGTTTACAAGGTGTGGACGCCTTACCCCGCCGCCGAACTGGCGGGCCTCGACTTCGCGCAGACGCACGATGTCGTCTATTTCGCGCACCTGAAATATCCGCCCTGGCGGCTGACCCGGCTCGACCATACCGATTGGGAGTTTACGGAAGTCACCTTCGGCTCGACGATGACGCCACCCGGCAGCGTCAACGTCGTCGCCACGCAGCCGAACACCGTCGGCGCGATCGCGACGACCTATGCCTATGTGGTCACGGCGGTCGGCGGCGACCCCGAGCAGGAGAGCATCGCGTCGGCGATCGACACGGTGAGCAATGACCTGTCGCTCAACGGCAATTACAACACGATCACATGGGCTGCCGTCACCGGCGCCGACTACTATACGATCTACAAGGGCGACAATGACGACAAGGGCTACATCGGCTCTGTCACCGGCCTGTCGTTCAAGGATCGCAACCTTCAGGCGATCATGTCGGACACGCCGCCGGTGGCCTATAACCCGTTCCCAGGACCGGGCGATTACCCCTCGACCGTCACCTTCCACGGCCAGCGCCTCTATTTCGCCCGCACCATCAACCGCCCCAATGCGGCATGGGGCTCGCAGCCGGCCGCTTTCGAGAACATGGACAAGGCACGGATCGTCAAGCCCGACGACAGCCTCTCCTTCGCCCTGCTCTCGGAGCAGGTGAACAGCATCAACGTGCTGGTCTCGATGAAGCGCGAGCTGCTCGCCCTCACCTCGGACAGCATCTATGCCATTCAGGGCGGCGACGGCGGCGCGATCACCCCGGCGGCGATCGACCCGCAGCGCCAGACCGGGCGCGGCGCCTCCCGCCTCCGGCCGATCGTGATCGACACGGTTGTTTTCTACCAGCCGAGCAAGGCGTCGGTAATCCGCGCGCTCGGCTTCACCTACGAGATCGACGGCTACAAGTCGAACAACGTGTCGATCTTCAGTCCGCACCTTTTCGATGAGGCGAACGTCGTCTCATGGGATTATCAGGAAGAGCCCTATTCCTGCATCTGGGCGTGCGACACGCTCGGCCGACTGCTCTGCTTCACCTGGGAGGAGGAGCACGATGTCTGGGGCTGGACCGTCTGCGAGACCGAGGGCTTCGTCGAGCAGGTGTCGGTCATCACCGAGGGCGGCTATGACCGGCTCTATCTGCTGGTGCGCCGCACGATCGCCGGGGTTGAGAAGCGATTCCACGAGCGCATGGCGCTGCCGCACTTCGGCGATCCGGCTACGGCCTGCCACCTCGACTGCGCGGTGACGCAGGTTTACGACCCGCCGCAGGCGACGGTCGGCGGCCTCTGGCATCTCGAAGGCGAAACCGTCTCGGCCCATTACGACGGCTATTCGGAGCACGGCTTGCTCGTCGAGGAAGGACAGGTGACGCTTCCCCACGAAGCCACCGTCGTTACCGTCGGCCTTCGCTATGAGGGCGAGATCGAGACCCTGCCGCTCGTCGCCGAGACCAGCAGCGGATCGGCGCACGTCAACATGCAGAACTTCGGCATGGTCACGGTGCGCGCGATCGACACCAAGGGACTGGAGATGGCCGTCTCGGGAGGCGGCGATGTCTGGGAGCCCTTCCCCGAGCGCGACGGCTCGGCGCCTTACGATCTGCCTGATACCGAGAGCCGCGACTATGAGGCACCGGCGCCCGGCCACTGGAAGGCAGGCGCAGGCCTGCGCTTCCGCCAGCTTGAGCCGTTCCCGGTTCACATCACCGGCATCTTCGCCGAGGTCGAGGTCAGCGAAACATGATCGAGATCATCACCGCCAGGCCAACGCATATCGGGCCGATCGCCACCCGGATGCGCGACATCGACCGGATGGAGTGCGCCGCTGTCTGCCACTCGCCCAAGGATGCGCTGCGCCAGGGGCTGATGACATCCTCGGTCGTCTGGACGGCACTGATCGACGGCCGGCCCGAGGCGATGTTCGGCGCGGTGCCGATCTCCGAAATCAACGGCAAGGCGCGGATTTGGCTGCTGATGACCGACAAGGCGGCCGAGCAGCAGGTGGCGCTCGTGCGCCTCGGCTGGAAGTTCACGATGGCCTGCCATGTCCACTATCCGATTCTGGAGAACTACGTGCACGCCCGTAACGACGTGGCGATCCGCTGGCTTTCGCGCCTCGGCTATGCAGTCGGCGCCGTCGATGTTATCAACGGCGTTCCGATGCGGGGCTTCGTCCGCGTGCAAAAGGCGACTTCCTGAATGTGCGATCCAGTCTCGCTCACCATCGGCGCTGCGGTTCTGGCCGGCGGCGCTCAGATTTACGGCGGCATGGCGGCCAATTCGCAGGGCAAGTACGAGGCGCGCGTCTCCGAGGAAAATCGGAAGCACGAGATCAATGCGCGCAACGACGCCGCCGAGCGCGGGGTGCAGGCGCAGGCTCGCCACTGGCGCCAGGTCGCGCAGATGCAGGGCGAGCAGCGGGCGCAGCAGGCCGCCTCGGGCCTCGACATCAGCTTCGGCTCGGCGGCCGATCTGCTCGGCGACGTGGCTGAGATCGGCGGGCAGGACAGCATGACCATCGCCCGCAACACCGAGACCGAGATCAAGGGCTACGAGATCAACGCCGCCAACTACACGATGCAGGGGCGGGCGGCGCGGGCCAAGGGCAAGGCCGCGCTGATCGGCGGGATCATCGGCGGCACCAGCACGATCCTCGGCGGCGCGGCGCAGGCCAGCAAGATGAAGGCCGGCTGATGGCGATCATCCGCGCCGTCACCGAGAACCGCGTCGAGCAACGGCCCTACACCGATGCCCGCGTGCGCGCCGCCGACTTCAACGGCGGCGAGATCATCGCCCGCGCCGTGCAGGGCGCCGGCCGGGAGATGCAGGACACCGCGCAGGTGATGCATCAGATCGAGTTGCGCGACGCCGAGACGCGGGCACGCGACGCTGACATCCAGATGCAGCGCCAGCGGCTGGAGGTTCTGAGCACCGGCGAAAATGCCTACTTCAACCTGCAAGGCAAGGCGGCGCTGAACGCGCTGCCCGACGTGCGCTCGCGGCTCGACGAGATCGACCGCGAGGGCGAGGAACTGCTGAAGAAAGACCCGCACGCCCTGCGCATGTTCAAGGACGCCAACGCCCGCCGGCGGCTGGCCGAGGAGGAGCGCATCGGCGTGCATGCCGGCAAGGCGCGGCTGGAATATGAGGAGCAGACCTTCACGCAGTCGCTCAGTCTCTCGATCGACAGCGCTGCGGCGGCGGCCGACGACCCGGCCGAGATCACCCGGAACTTCGCCACGATCAAGGGACTGGTCGAGCAGCGTGTCC